GTCTGGTTCTTGTCGACCCAATCAACCATCTTCAAACCAGCCTCAGCGAGTTTGGTCATAGCCGGAAGCAGCTTCGCGCCCAACTCCTCCTGCAGCTCACCGAACGCGATCTTGAGCTTCTTCTGCTTACCCTCAGCAGTCCCCGCCGCCTCCGACGCCGCACCCTTATACGTCCTCGCAAGATCCTTCGTGATCTCATCCAAAGACCGGGTTTTCCCGGCAGCGTCCTTCGTGGCGATCCCGAGCCGCGACAGGCCACCGACGCTACCGTTCTGGGCGCGCACCAAAGCCATCGTCACCGCATCCAACGACTTGCCCGACCCGGCAGACACGTCCATCGCCAACGACGCTAAATCCTGGGCCTTCGCCACATCACCAGTGGCGGCAACAAGTTTCCCCATCGCCGGACGCAACTCGTCGTCAGCGACCGCTTTCGCGCGCCCCTGCGCCGCGATCCACTTCTCCGTGGCCGCAATCTGCTCCTTCGACGCCCCAGCAGCGTTACGTAACGTGTTCGCCAACTTCGACGCCTGCGCCGCGTCCTCCGCAGCCGCTTGCGTGAACTTCACCGCCGCACCAGCAGCCAAAACCAGGCCCCCGGCAAGCAGCTTCCCGGCGATACTCCCGGCCTTCTGCAACTTCGACGATGAACGGTCAGCGCCATCACCAACGTCCTTCAACGCCTTAGACGCAGACCTGTCCTCACCCAACAGCAGGAGCTTCAAAGTCGCTTCAGCAGCCACCAGTCACCGCCCCTCTCGCTGTTTACGCATCTCGTCCCGATGAGCCTTCACAACCTGCACATAGCCCCGCCAAGCCCACAACGGCAAATCCCAAACCGTCACCGGGGTCAGCGACGACACCAACAAAGACAAGTCGAGCGAATACTCGTAAACCGACTCGCGTACTTGCCGCGCAGACGACAAACCAGCCGACCGCGCTACCCCTTCAGGTCGGGGTCTGCTTGGTCGGCTGAATGGGACTTCTTGCCCCCCTTGACTTTTGGGGGCTTACGATCCTCAGGGTCAGGCAGCAGGGTCACGTCCTCGATCCGAATATCCACGGCCTCCGAGAACGTGACATCCTCACCGGCAGTCCGACGAGCCAGCCACACCATCGCCGCGACCATGAACAACCGTTCAGGATGCCGCTCCCGACCCTCCTTATCCATGCCGTCAAGGTCGGCCTGGATTCGCTCGACGTCACCCCACGTCTTCGCCAACCCCAACTCCGCGACCTCCACGTCAAAACGCAGCAGATCACGCAGGTTAATGTCATCCATGTTCGGTTGCGCATAGACGCGCGAACCGATCTTCAACATCGCCACGACTAGCCCCTTCCTACCCGATGTCGCGCATTACCTTCTCGACAGCCGACAACACCGCATCCGCCAACTCGTCGGCCTGCTCCTCAAACGCCTTCGTGAACGTCCCCGATTCCACGTTCTGCCGCACCCACGCCCACTGTTTCCGATCCTGGTCACCCCGCGCATACACGGGATGCCGAACGAACCCCTTCGAGTCCGCTAGACCAACAGACGCGCCACCAGTTTTCGGGGCAGACAAGTTGATCGTGATCTTCGGGTTACGGCCAGCCATCCCCGCCGTGACCCCAACCTTGCCCGTCTCCACCATTCGCGCAGCCAACCCACCAGACGCAGGCATCGACTCGGCACCCCGCTCCAACACGAACCGGCCCACAGGCTTTGCCAAATCGCGAATCGACTTACGAACCGCCTTCAACAAATCCTTATCGGCTGCGGCCTTCAAATCGACCGCGCACCGACGCCACTCCTCGGTGCCCTCAATCCGCAGCCCCTCAGCCACTACAACGCCGAATCAGATGTCCGCAAAATGATCGATACCGGTGCGACCGCGCCAAGGTTGTCAAGGACAGTGAAGTTGATGCCCTGCAAAACCGGCTTCTCCCCGTTCGCCTTCGGTAACTCGTTGTCGATCTTGATCTCCGGCAACACGACCTGCAACGTCTCCTTGCCTGCCGACAAGTTGCCGCCCTCAAGGGTCGCCACCAACGTCATCGGCGTGTCAGCCAACACCGCATCCCGAAACGCAGTGTCCGCGTACTCCACAGACATTTGCCCCGCAATGTCACGAATCCCAACAACCGGCTTGTCTTTCCGGCCATTCTTACCGAAGTTGAACCGGTCACCAGCGATCTTGTTGTTACACGACACCGACAACGACCGCACCGACGCCAACGGGGTCGCAGCAGACGCCAACGTCGTCGCTGTCGGGGCAGTCAACGCGCCCGAATACAGCGCCGCGCCCGCAAACTGATACAGATTCCCGCCAGTCGGGTACGTCGCCGTAGCCAACGACCCAGCCGCGACCGCGTCCCGACAATCAAACGTCACCTTCAGCTTCGCAATGTCATCGTTGGGAATCTCCAACTCCCACTGAGACACCACAGACCCAGGGAAGTTGATCGCATCCACCGCAGACCCATCAATCCTCGGGATGCCCTTCTGGATCGTCAACGCGGGCAACGAATCCCCGAGCGTAAATGTCTGCTGATAGGTCGCGCCAGACACCAACGCCGACGACCCAGACCCAAGCATCGCCTGAAACAGCAGGCCCAGCCCTTTCGAGAACGCCTCCAACTGCACGTCACCGGCAGCCTCAACCGTGGTGACCACACGCCGCGCAGACCGGCCCACGCGGGCACCAACCCGCAACCCCTGCCCCTGCTTCACGGACTTGTTGAAGTTCAACGACTCATCAACGAACTCCAAGAACCGGGTCGGCGTGACCGCTATCCCGTAAGTCGACTCGACCCCGAAACCGATTTGTGCATCAGCGGGAATGGTCATGGCGTGTGCTCCTTGATCGTTGCCAATATTTCGGCTTTGGTGCCAGACGCATCCAAGCCAAGCTCTGTGGCGCGAGCCACCAGCTCCGCCTTACTCAAACCCTCTAGGCCCTCGTCGCCAGCGGCCTCAAAGTCACCAGCGAGCAGCCCCTCGGCCACCACGTCGGGCACATCGAAAACCCCGCCAGCCTCAACAGTGACCCGCAACGCCGGGATCACCACGGCCCCGAGCGGTGAAACGTTCCTCAACTTCATAGCCCTACGCTCCTCAACTTCTGCGCCACAACGCAGTAACCACTACGGTCGCCTCCGCGACCCGGCCAGCAACGAACCCAGACGCCGGGTCACGCACGATCCCGTTACGCGGCCCACTAATGTCGCTGACCCACGAATCCCGCACCAACCAACCCCCGTCGCCATCAACCCCAAGGTGACAGTTGTCGCCGTCGCGCCACCAGTCCTCCAACCGGTCACACATACCCTCAAGCCGCTTCGACGCGTCCCACTGCACCATCTCGTCGCCAGGCACGAACACGCTCACGGTCACATCAACCTCGATCGCGCGTTCACGTGACCGGCCAGTCCCCATCGTGGGCCGCGTGATCGACTGCCGCACATCCGTCGCCACCGCCACAATCGTGTCCGGTTGCATCGACCCCGGCATGCCCAAACAAACGAGCGCGTCACACTCGCCCGCGAACAAGGACACACACGCGTCGTAGATCGCTTGCGTGATCGCAGCCGCGCTCACGCAAACCCCAGCGGCGCGTGATACGGGGCCAGCAACAACCAAGCCCTATTCGGGATCAAAAACCCTTGCGGGCTCCGCACCACGTCCTGGTCGGTGCCACCAAAGTTCGCCCTAGGCCCCTGCTGGTCGGCCTGCCACATATGCCGCAAAATGATCGACGCCGCCAACGTCACCCCCGCAGGGATCTCCGTCAACCCCACCAACGCGGCCCCAACCTCAACCCCAATGATCTCGTTGACGGCCTGCACATAGGTGCCCAGTTGCGGGGTCACTTGACTAGGCCCAAGCCGCAACAAAGACGCGGCCTGGGCATCATCAAGGACAACAGTGACCGGCATCCCGATCACGCACCAGCACGAACGCTGGCCACCAGTTTTGCGGCGGCCTTCTCCCCGATCGCAGCAGACGCCGCAACCAAAGCCGCAGCCTCGTCAATCAACACGGGAGCGATCTGGTCCGGGGTACCGTCGGCACGCACCGACAACGCAGCCACGCGGTCACCAACCGGCGCGGCCTCCGCGACCGGCTCACTCGCAGCCTTCTTCTTCGCAGCCATTCTTCCTCCTTGACCTCAAGCGGGGCAGGTGGGGCGACCCGGCCACCGAAGCAGCCGAGCCACCCCCACCACTCACGTGTTGGAGTGCTTCCACGCCTTCACGGCACCAGCGTTCTGCATGGTGCCATCGGAACGCTGGAAGGCCACGAACCCGACCTGGAAGTAATCCGCGTAACGCTCAGTCAAACGCAGCAACGCCACATCCGACGCGTCCCGAATCACATACGCCTCACGGAAGTCACCGAACAAGATCGACTTCGCGTTAGCCGCAGGCACCGGCACATAGTTGTTGAGGACGACGCCGTGACCCAGCAGCGAGTCAGGTGCACCCTTCGCCAACGACGGCTCCCACAACGGCCGGTTCTGGTTGTCCTTGATCTTCCGCACCATCTTGCGGGCATCCTGCGACATCATCCAGTTGCAGTTACCGCCCTCAATGTAGGCCGGGTCGATCGACTCAGACAACGCCATCAGGTCGTCGTAGCCGACCGTGGTGGTCTGACCGGCCACGCCAGTCACACCAGCGGTCGCAGACGTGGCGATGCCGTCCGGCTCGGTCGAGCCAGCGCCAACCGTGAAATGACGCGCCTGAATCCGACCAATCCGCTGACCGAGCGCCTTCGCCAACCATGAATCCAGGTCGAACGCACTGTCCTGCAGCAGCTGGAAGCTGACCCGTACAATCTTCGAGGAGTACATGTACGCCTCGAGTTGGTTGGTGCCGAACGTGAAGTCTTGTTCAGTGTTCTGAACATTCTCCCCAATGAGGACACCCTCGTTGGCGGTGTCGTCAACGGTCGGCCACGGCAGAGTGTTGCCCGTCTCTGTGGTGATGACCTCAGCGACCTGACGCATCGCAGCCACCGACTTCACGGCCTCGATCAACTTGGTGCGGAACCCAGCCGGAACGAGGTAGCCACCAGCGCCACCCGAGGTGGTTCCGGCAGCGTTCTGAATGTCGGTGAACCCGCTGCGCAGCGCCTGGGCCTGCTCAGCGTCCAACGCCTGCGGGCCGCGACGCATCCACGAGTTGAACGCCGAAGCGTACAGCTCGCTGCCGTCCTTGCCCACGGGCTCGGGGTCAACCTCAGATGGGGCCGGCCCGAAACTGGACATAGCGTTGGCAATCGTCAAGTGCTTCTCAGCACGCGCGATCTCCTCGCCCTTGCCGTCAAGGTCAGACTCCAGACGGTCATAAACCGCCTTGTCTTCCTCATTCAGGGGACGCCCCTCACGCTCAGCGCGATTCACGACCTCCTGCATTTGCTCCCAGATCTGCGCCCGCTGCTCGCGGAGTTCCTGAGTGTTAGCCATGCCTGATCTCCTTAGTTTGGTGAGCATGGGTTTCAACCTGGCGCAGGTTGCGACAGGAAGTTCTATGAAGGTGACTCAACTGACCTTCTCGCCGTTGAGCCGGTGACGGGTCGCCGCCAACGCTGACGCCCCATCCCAAAACGCGGCCACCTGTCCGGTGACCGGTGACGGTTGGTAGATCGACAAATCGAAACTCGCCGCAGGCTCAACCGACCCACGGGCCTCGACACTGTTAGCCAACCCGGCCTCCACGGCCTCATCAGCCGTATACCAAGTTTCGGCCCGCATCCGCTCGCGCCAATCAGCGGCACTACCGCCTGCTTTCGCCGCGTACACGTCCGCGATATTGTCCGAAAGTTTGTCCAACAGGTCGGCCATCGAACGCATATCGGTCGCAGGCCCGACGCACACGCCCCACGCGTCATGAATCATCAACGTCGAGTTGGGCGCCATCACCAACTCGTCAGCCGCAGCCGCAAGCACAGACGCCGCCGACGCAGCGAGACCATCCACGACCGCGACCACGCGCGCATCAAACCGCCGCAAAGCATTGATGATCGTGACCGCCTCAAACACTTCCCCACCGGGCGAGTTGATGTGCACCTGGATCTTGTTCACGGCATCCGCGTCGAGCAGCGACAGGGCCGCCGTGAACTCCTTCGCAGAAACACCCCACTCCCCGCCCCACGAATCAATCGGGTCATACAACTGGAACGTGACAACCCCAGCCTCATCGACCTCGGCAGGCTCAAACGTGTTGAGAACCGACCTTCGGGCAGGCTGATTCGACCCGTGGAACCGGTAGCGTGAATCACTCACTGGACACTCCTTCATCAACCGCGACCCCAGCCGCGTCAAGTTCGCCAAAGTTCAGCGGCCTGAACCGCACGTCGCCGCCCTCAACAGGTGGCCGCTCCTCCAATTCACGGATCTCGTTCGTCGA